AACTGTTGTTGTAGCAATGCGCATATTGCTACTTCGGTACGCCTAATTGGTAGGCGCCCGGCCGACCGGCCCCGCAAGGGCCTAGTAGGACGTGTGACAATGCCATGAGGGATCATGACACTGGGGTGAGCGGAGGCAGCACCGAAGTCGGGTGAACTCGACTCCCAGTGCGACCACCTGGCTTGGTCGTTCATGGAGGGCATGCCCACGGGAACGCTGATCGTGCAAAGGGATGGGTCCCTGCACTGGTGCCATGCGCGGCACCACTCCGTACAGCCTGATAGGGTGGCGGCGGGCCCCCCCAGTGTGACGTCCGTGGAGCGCAACATGGGGTGTTCAACTGATCAAACCATTTGTTCTCCAGTCGTGGGGGCCGACTATAATACCTCCTCGGGCTGCCGGGCCTTAAATGGGAGCTACCACTGCGGTGGTGGCTCTTGCCGGTCACCAAGTCGTGTGCAGGTTGCGAGACGAGTCTTGCAGCTGTGCGCATTCCTTGCGCTGATCGGATCCGGTATGTGTTCGATCCGGTCCAAAACTGAAGGGCGCATTGAGTCAGGGCAAATATTGCAGTCTCAGCGCGCATGTTGGACTGGTGAGGGTTTTGCTTTCTTTTCTAACTGTTGCAATCAATCTGATATTATGTGGTGTTTGCACCGTTGGTGTGTGACAAGACCTGGCTGTTTAGTGTGCACGGGCAATGCCACCCATCCTATCTGCTGGGACTATCTTGGATCCGGTGTAAGTCGGCGGCCTGCACGTCGAATGGGTGAGGGAGCTGAAGCGCTTCTTCGCTTGATCGGCATTGCAGGTTGGCTTGGACTGTTAGCTGAGTCCCTTGGTATGTCCGAAGTCTATGCAGCTATTCTTTGCTTTGGATTTATTGCTTGGTATGGCTGGGGTATACCTAAAACACTGGTGTGCACCGTCTGCCCTGCAGTGAACATTTCTCCCTATAGCTTCTTATCTCCAGATACTATCGCATTTGGTACGTGGATACTACAACTACCTGGTCTTTTGTGGCAAATGTTTGTTAGCTTCCCTATACTCTACAGCACTTGGATTCTTTGGTTGTTGCTCAGCGGCAAGACTGTTGCTGTGATAGCAATCCTTCTGGCTAGTCCTACGGTTATGGCGTACAAGCATCAATCTGAAAGCTACCTCAAATACTGTACCATAACCAATACTTCAACTTCTATGAACTGTGACTGCCCCTTTGGAACCTTTACTCGCAATACTGAGTCTCGTTTCTCCATACCTAGATTCTGTCCTGTTAAAATCAATAGCTCTACATTTATTTGTTCATGGGGGTCGTGGTGGTGGTTTGCTGAAAACATCACGCGTCCATACACGGACGTTGGCATGCCACCAGCACCGATTTCCGCTTTGTGCTATATCTATTCTAACAATGACCCACCTCCTTGGTATCATAACACAACTATCATACCTCAGAACTGTCGCAACTCTACGGTGGATCCTACCACAGCTCCATGCCGTGACAAGTGGGGCAACGCAACTGCTTGTATTCTTGACCGCCGGTCGCGGTTCTGCGGGGACTGCTATGGCGGTTGTTTCTATACTAATGGTAGTCATGATCGATCCTGGGATCGATGCGGGATTGGTTACCGTGATGGACTCATAGAGTTCGTGCAGCTCGGTCAGATTCGACCTAACATCTCGAATACGACCATTGAGCTCCTCGCTGGCGCCTCGCTTGTGATCGCATCCGGTCTTCGGCCTGGGTTTGGTTGCAGCCGAGCGCATGGCGTGGTGCACTGCTATAGGTGTCCTTCATACCGTGACCTTGAACAGTTTGGTCCTGGGCTTGGGAAATGGGTGCCATTGCCCGGCGAGCCTGTCCCGGAGTTGTGTATCAACCCTCAGTGGGCGAGGCGCGGCTTCCGGATGTCTAATAATCCTCTGAGCTTGCTACAGACCTTCGTTGAGGACATTTTCCTAGCGCCTTTTTGTAATCCGACGCCTGGCCGTGTACGTGTGTGTAACAATACCGCTTTCTATCCAAGAGGAGGCGGCTTTGTGCAGCTCATCGGGGACGTCCAGGTGCTAACCCCTAACACTGCATCTTTACACTCTCTGCTGACTTTGATATCTCTTATCTTGTTGGTGTGTGTTGTTTCTGGTGCGCGATTCGTTCCACTAATAATCATATTTTTCTGGAGCGCGCGCCATGTATATGCTTCTTGTTACTTAAGCTGTGATTGGGCTGTTTGCAACGATGCGTTCTGTTTCACATCTGGCACTTGTGCCACCTTCAATGACGTCTTGTGTCTGCCGGTTGCGACGCGCATATCGTCCTGTGGTCATGCTGTGCCACCTCCCGACCGTGGTTGGGAGGTGCCTGCGGCGATGTCATGGGTGATTTCGCGGACTACTGGCCTGACGTTCGATGTCTTTTCCTTCATTCAGTACCTTCCTACTGTGCCTGGCAACAACACCAATATCATTTACTGTGGTGAACCAACCTTCCTCGGGGACATCACGGGCATCTATTGGCCTTACTTTTTGCCTGGCGCAATCCTCTTGTACTTGACTCCCTTCCTAGGTTTAAGGTTAATGCTTGCCGGCTTCAATATAGATGGCTTGTTTCCCATACGGCATGCCACGGCTGCACTGAGGTTTTCGACTTCTCGTGTGACCTTGTGTGTCGTAGTTGCTTTCCTAATCTATATATTATCTCACCCTGTTAATGCTGCGCTCAATAGAATGTTCTTAGCATCTGCAAATTTAGAGATGATCTTATCTTTTGATACCTATCATGAGACTGTTCTTTATATCCTTTGTCTATTGCTCTACCTCCAGGTGTCGCCCCGTGCGGGCTTGGCCGCTATGGTGGCCATCAAGCTATCTCGAGGCCTGTTATTCGCTGTGGTGTTGGCGCACGGTGTGTGCCGACCTGGGCGGGTATTTGGTCTTGAGGTTTGCGCGGACATCTCTTGGTTGGTGGAGTTTACTGGCAATTGCACTTGGTACATGTCCTGTGTCTTCTCTTTTTGGTGCGCAGTGTTTGCCTTCACCAGTCCACTTGGACGACACTATAAGATTCAGATCTATCGGTACTGGGCGCAGGTCTATGCCAGACTCGTCCTCGCTGTCGGTTGTGGTCCTCTCGGTCGAGAGTTCCATTTCCGTGCAAGTGTGGGCGTGCTGTGGTGTGGAGCTTGCATGCTCTGGCCCCGTGAGTGCTCTGAAATCAGCCTGGTCTTCATTCTGTGTGCTCTGACAGTGGACACCATAGACACATGGTTAGTAGCGTGCTTGTCCGCAGGGCCGAGTGCGCGAACCCTTGCAATTCTGGCCGATGACATGGCGCGCATTGGTGACCACCGGGCGTTGCGCGCCGTGTTACGTTGCTTTGGATCACGCGGCACATACATATACAACCACATGGGCCAAGTCTCGGAACGGGTGGCGCAAGCAGTCAGGGATCTCGGCGGTTGCTTGGAACCAGTCGTGTTGGAGGAGCCCACCTTTACTGAGATCGTGGATGACACAATGAGTTTGGTGTGTGGACAATTGCTTGGAGGTAAACCTGTGGTGGCCCGCTGCGGCACGCGTGTCTTGGTGGGACACCTCAACCCTGAAGATCTGCCACCTGGTTTCCAGCTGAGTGCTCCGGTGGTTATTACCAGGCCAAGCATTGGTACGTGGTCCTTCCTTAAGGCGACACTCACAGGGCGTGCTGAAACACCAGGGTCCGGCCAGATCGTGGTGTTGTCTTCCCTGACAGGTCGGTCAATGGGTACCGCAGTGAATGGCACACTGTATGCGACCGGCCATGGTGCCGGCGCGCGCGGCCTAGCCACGTGCGCTGGTTTGAGGACGCCACTTTACACGGCATTATCTGATGATGTCGTGGCCTATTCTTGCCTTCCGGGCATGAGTTCCCTAGACCCCTGCTGCTGTTCGCCGAGCCGGGTTTGGGTGATGAATAACAACGGAGGGTTGGTGTGTGGCAGAGTGGAGAATGACGACGTCTGTTTGGACTGTCCCACGCACATAGATCAACTGCGGGGTGCTTCGGGCTCACCAGTTTTGTGTGATCACGGTCATGCATACGCGTTGATGCTCGGTGGTTACTCTACCAGTGGTATTTGTGCACGCGTCCGGACGGTCCGGCCATGGCATAACGCCTATTCCTCCTCGGGGGGGCAAGGCGGAATGCAGGCGCCAGCTGTGACACCAACATACTCTGAAATCACCTACTATGCCCCTACTGGTTCTGGTAAGTCAACAAAATATCCAGTGGACCTAGTCAAACAGGGACACAAAGTATTGGTCCTTTTACCAAGTGTGGCTGTAGTCAAAAGTATGGCCCCTTATATTAAGGAGACATATAAGATCAGACCCGAAATTAGAGCTGGCACAGGTCCTGACGGTGTGACGGTCATCACTGGTGAGAACTTGGCGTACATGACCTATGGCCGCTTCCTTGTGGATCCGGAGACGAATCTGCGGGGCTATGCTGTAGTCATTTGCGACGAGTGTCACGACACATCATCCACCACGCTACTCGGCATTGGCGCAGTGCGCATGTATGCCGAGAAAGCTGGAGTGAAGACCGTTGTATTCGCCACAGCCACCCCTGCTGGCATTCAAGTACAGTCACATTCCAACATTGATGAATACTTATTGACTGACACAGGCGACGTGGAATTTTACGGCGCCAAAATCAAAATGGACAACATCAGAACTGGTAGACATGTTATCTTTTGCCACTCGAAGGCCAGGTGTGCGGAACTAACGCAGCAGCTCTCCGGCCTTGGCATTCGTGCAGTGAGTTTTTGGCGCGGCTGTGACATCAAAACCATTCCCGCCTCAGACTCCATTGTTGTGGTGGCAACTGATGCATTGTCCACGGGCTACACAGGAAACTTTGATTCGGTCATCGACTGCGGGTGTTGCGTGGAGCAAACTGTGACAATTGACATGGACCCTACGTTCTCCATCTCGGCCCGAGTGGTGCCATGTACTGCTGCATTGCGCATGCAGCGGCGCGGACGTACCGGTCGTGGTAGAAGGGGAGCGTACTACACAACTTCTCCAGGAGCAGCACCCTGCGTCAGCGTTCCCGATGCTAACGTCTGGCAAGCAGTGGAGAGCGCCATGGTCTTTTATGATTGGAGTGCTACCAGGATACAACAGTGCCTGGCGGCATACCATGATTTGGGGTGCACACCACGCATCAGCTGTGACCCACACACTCCAGTGCGGGTGATGGACACACTGAGGGCGTACCTGCGCAGACCTGAGGTGACGACTGCAGCTCTCGCAGGAGAGCAGTGGCCGCTGCTTTATGGTGCGCAGTTGTGCATCTGCAAAGAGACCGAGGCCCACGGTCCTGATGATAGCATCAAGTGGAAGTGCTTACTCAACAACAGTAACAAAACACCCCTGTTGTATGCCTTAGACAATCCTACACTGGAATTCACAACCCAACATGACTTGACTCGCCGTATAGCCGGCGCTCTATCGAGCACAGTGTTCGTGGAGACAGGCTACGGCCCCATCCTCCTTGCTGGCGCCGCTTTGGCTGCCTCCTTCGCCTTTGCGGGCGCCACTGGAGCTTTAGTGCCGTCGGCTGTTTGGAGCGTTGAGGTCAGGCCTGCTGGCGTGACCCGTCCCGACGCGACAGACGAGACCGCGGCCTACGCACAGCGCTTGTACCAAGCCTGTGCAGATTCAGGAATTTTCGCCAGCTTGCAGGGTACGGCGAGTGCGGCGCTGGGCAAACTGGCCGACGCCAGTAGGGGTGCTAGTCAATATCTGGCAGCCGCGCCTCCTTCACCCGCCCCCCTGGTACAGGTGTTGCAGTTCCTCGAGACCAACTTTAGCTCCATTGCATCTTTCGGCCTGCTCTGTGCTGGCTGCCAGGCTGGCGAGTGCTTCACTGCGCTTGCTGGCTTGGTGTCCGGTGCTACAGCTGGCTTGGGGGGTGCCCATAAGTGGCTATTAGCTATTGCAGGAACTTGGCTGGTTAGCTTGCAGACCGGGTCCCGTGGCGGCATGGTTGCGGGCCTCTCGATTCTAGCGGGCTGTTGCATCGGTAGTGTCACCGGGCTTGACTTCCTGTTTGGGTGCCTTACAGGTTGGGAAGCCGTGGTCGGCGCTGCGGTTGCGACACAGAAGATCTTGTCTGGTTCAGCTGATATGACCACTCTGGTAGATCTCTTACCTGCTCTTTTCTCCCCCGGTGCCGGCATAGCTGGCATCGTGCTTGTCTTCATCTTAAGCAATTCAAGTGTAACCACATGGGCTAATCGGCTATTATCCATGTGTGCCAAACAAACCATTTGTGAAAACTACTTCTTAAGTGAAAGATTTGGCCAACAATTAAGCAAACTTTCCCTGTGGCGCTCTGTGTACCATTGGGCGCAGGCACGTGAGGGATACACACAGTGCGGCGTGATCAGCGGGATCTGGAGCTTCGCCTTGTGCATTCTACGCGCTGTGTGGGATTGGGCGGCCAAGCATGTGCCACGGTTCCGTGTGCCTATGATTGGCTGCTCACCTGCGTGGTGCGGGCGCTGGCTTGGTACCGGCACCTTGTTGACCACCTGTGCGTGTGGAGAACGTGTGTCCCTTCAGTGCCTTTGCTCAACATCTGACCCACAACTCAGTGTGGGCCGTTGGTGTCGGTGTAGTTGGAGTGTTGGGTTCCCATTCAACCCGACTACGACAGGCACTGGCACCTTACGGCCGGACATCAGTGACGCCAACAAATTGGGTTTCCGGTATGGCGTTGCCGACATCGTGGAGCTAGAGCGGCGGGGCGACAAATGGCACGTCTGTGCAGCATCATGTTGCTTGGACCGGGCCAGCGTTGCATCCGCTGTGAAGGCCCCACCGGTCACGGCTAATGGTATACCTATTAATAGCTTTTCTCCACCACAAACTTATTGCCTATCTCTCTGTTCCTTTGATACAGTTTGCATGTCTACTAACTTATGTAACCCAGCTAAGACCCTGAGTGTGTGCCAAGAGGAGGCGGTTGAGCTGCTGGAAGAGACAGTTGACACAGCACAAGTAGTGATGAGCCAAAATCTGGCAGCGCGTAGACGCGCTGAGTATGATGCATGGCAGGTTCGCCAAGCAGTTGGCGACGAGTACACGCGTTTGGCAGACGAGGATGTTGACATGACAGCGTCGGTGAAACCCCCAGTGGCCAGGGCTGCTGTGGGTAGCTCAACGTTGGATGATGTTAGCGTGCTGACTGTCTTACGCGAACTCGGCGACCAGTGCCAAAATGCTATCAAATTTGTAGTTCAGGCGGCTTCACGGTTTGTTCCACCAGTGCCCAAGCCACGCACGCGTGTCTCGGGTGTCTTGGAGCGCGTGCGCATGTGCATGCGCACGCCTCCAATCAAGTTTGAGGCCACCGCAGTACCAATTCATAATATAATCCCAGAAGAGTGTCATATTGTGCTACGCTGTACCGGCTGTTGTGACCAGGCCTTGACCGTTCCGTACGGCACTTGCTCTCTGACTTTAACCAAATATTTGACTAACAAACACAGTCACTATATTCCAAAAGAGAAGATAGAAGAAGACACAGAAATAGCTGTCATTTGCGCCGTACCAACAAAGCGCGCAAGTAAACTTATCACTTTCAGAGCAGGTGACCGATCAGTCTCATGTTGTCACCCCTTGCAAACTCCTATTAGGGCCCTGCTTCAAAAGTATGGGTTACCTATTGGGAAGTGGTCCGACTGCAACGGGCCCCTTGGTGACGACGCCCGAGTCTGTGACGTCAATGGAGTGACAACTTATGAACCATGCATGCAATCCTACAATTGGTTCCGATCGATTGTGGCACCAACAACCCCACCTTTACCTGCAACCCGGAGCGTGGCTGGCATTTTGCGCGCAGACACATCGCGCGTCTACACCACAACAGCGGTTGATGTCTCCGAGCGGCAGGCTAAGGTCACGATTGATCAAAAGTCAGCCAAGGTGGACCAGTGTCTCCGAGACACATACAATTGCTGCCTTGCCAAGGCAAAGACCTTCAGACAATCTGGCATGTCATATGAGGATGCTGTGTCAAAGATGCGCGCAAACACCACGCGTGATCATAACAACGGCATCACTTATACAGATTTGGTCTCTGGACGCGCAAAACCTGTCGTTCAGAAAATTGTAGATCAGATGCGCGCTGGAGTGTACGACGCTCCAATGCGCATTATTCCAAAACCTGAAGTGTTTCCACGAGACAAGTCAACACGGAAGCCACCACGGTTCATCGTTTTCCCTGGGTGTGCCGCACGAGTCGCGGAGAAAATGATCCTGGGCGATCCTGGCGCGATAACCAAGCACGTGCTAGGTGATGCCTACGGGTTTGCCACTCCGCCGCATGAGCGCGCGCGCCTACTGGAACAATGGTGGAACCGCGCAACGGAGCCACAAGCTATCGCGGTTGATGCAGTCTGCTTTGATAGCACCATCACGGCAGAGGACATGGATCGTGAGGCCAACATCGTGGCTGCAGCGCATACGGACCCGGAAGGTGTTCACGGCCTATACAATTATTACAAAAGAAGCCCCATGTGTGATATCACAGGAAAAGTTGTCGGGGTGCGTAGCTGTCGAGCCTCAGGTACGCTTACAACAAGCAGTGGCAACACGCTTACTTGCTACCTCAAGGTTCGCGCAGCTTGCACGCGCGCCGGCATTAAACCAATTGGCTTACTAATTCATGGAGATGACACCCTCATTATCACAGAACGTTGCGCTCAGGAAACTCTCGATGAGTTCAGCAACGCGCTTGATGACTATGGGTTTACTCACACCATGCAGGTGTCTGGGGACCTCTCGTCTATCGAGTGCTGCAGCGCACGTGTGGACAGCGTTTGCCTCCGGGGAGGTATGCGTCGCATGCTCGTGCCACAAGCTCGACGTGCGATTGCACGCGTTCTCGGGGAAAAGGGCGATCCACTGGGTGTTATCAGCAGCTATATTGTCATGTATCCTACTGCGGCTGTGACTGTCTACGTTCTGATGCCCCTGTTGTGCATGCTCATTCGAAATGAGCCATCGCAGACGGGGACACTTGTAACGTTGACGGTCCACGGTAACAGTGTGAGCGTGCCAGTGTGGCTGCTTCCAACCATTATTGCAAATTTACATGGCCGTGACGCACTACAGGTTGTCCGTCACAGTGCAGCTTCCATGGCGGAACTGTCCTCAGCGTTGGCCTTCTTTGGCATGAGAGGGTTGAACTGCTGGAGGCGGAGACGCCGTGCCATCAGGACTGATATGATCAAGTTGGGCGGGTGGAATGCGAATTTCGCGCAGATGTTACTGTGGTCACCGGAGGTAAGAACACCACAGCCCGAACCAAAGGGCATGTGTCTCTTGCCACCGGAACTATGGGAGCGTCCGTACGAAAATTTGCACTTGAGCACGATCGACCGCAATCGTGGTGCTAGTCGCTTACGGTTTTGGTTGGTTGCTAGTGCTATACTCGCTCTGCTTTGCTTGTAAATCCTAAATCAATGTAGTACCAGGACTACAAGGCAGGAGGTGAAGTCAGCTGTACCCACGGCTGGCTGAAACCGGGGCTTGACGACCCCCCCTATCCGAGTTGGGCAAGGTAACATCACGGGTGTGACGACCCCGCCCCCCCATGTCGCGCGCAAGCGCACGGGCAAGGCAGCTAGGCTGAGAGTCTGGGCAACTCTCCCGTACCCCACCCGAGGCTACGCCTCGTCCTGGCGAGGACCGTAAACATACGTCGTCAGCGTGGTGACCTGACGTATCTTGTTAACCACTTAATGGTCGTAACTCGACCCCCGTGCCGGGGATCTAAGCGCGGCACCGCGATGAGAGGGGTCAACGGCCCCTTTCATT